CGCCTTCGGCGATGTTGTTGGCTACCAGCACCGGGGGAATCGGGATGTTCACCGTGTCCCCGGCCTGTGCCAAAACCGGTTCGTAATCGCGGTTGACCAGGTTGCCCATGACTAGGTTCCCGACCAAGGCGGGCAGAGCGTCTGCCGCCACCAGCTTCACAATCGCGCTGGCCACATTAGCTGATGTAATTATCGCCATTCATTCTCCTCAGTTGAGCAGGCTCCTCTGCCTGTCCTTTGAATTCAGGCATTCCTGCCTGTCGTGCCTAGATGCCGCGCAGGTTCTGCGAAGCGACGCGCAGAATCTCCTTCCGCACCTTTTCCATCTGTTCGGAACTCATTCCCGGCCGGATGCCCTCGATGTCCACGCTTTCGGTACTCTCCCGCGGGGCCTTGTGCGCGCCGGTTATCCCCGATCCGCCGGGTATCCTCGCAGGCAGGAACTCTGGATTCTCACTCACGAAGTTGCTCAGATACTCTTTGAGCGGCACTTCGCCTTCGTCGCTGCGCGCCAGCAGCCGGCCGTCCTCCGCGCGGAATACGCCGTCATGCACCGCGCGGTATGCCAGGTCCACCTTCGCAACCCCCAGTCGCTGTAGCTCCGCTCGTATCGCGGAGCCTTTTTCCGCCTGGTCCGCCGCCTGCCGGCTGCGCTTGCTTTCTTCTTCCACTTCGTTCAGCCGCCGTTCCAGTTGCTCGCGGCGTTTGCGTTCCTCCAGCAACTCGGTCTTGTAGGCCGGTTCGCTCTTGGCCTGCTGCTCTTGGAGAAACTCCTGAACTGCTTGTTTCACGATCGCTTGTACGTCTGTGTCTTCCATAACCTCCTCTTTTCCCAAGCCGTGCTCTAAAAGAAGTTCAGCTCTGCGCCTCAATCTCCTGCGCAATCTGAGTCTTAATCTCCTGCCGCACGTCCGATAAGAACTTCAACGCCAGTTTCTTGAAGACCTGTTTCTTCAGCGTCTCGGATTCGATTCCTAAAGTGAGCAGCTTTCGCGCGTCGTCTAATTCATTGCTGAAATCCGCGATGTCGAATTCATCCAAACCTGAAACGTCGATCGAGATACTATCCTGGCGTGCCACCGCGATGGCCCGCAGGACTTGCTTCATCGTTTCCTTCACCGCGCCGCCGTACGCTCGCAGCACCTCTTGTGTGATGCTGAAATCCCTCTGCTTGCTGGCGCCCGATTGGTGCTGGCTCGATGAGTCCGGCCCGGCTGCGTGCGAAATCAGATAGCACACCCGGTAAATCTCGTCTTTGAGCTGAATCAAGTTGTCTGCGGCGATCTGGTAAACCTTGCCTTCCGGTTCGGTCCACCCGAATCGGTCTCCCGGAGCCAGTTGGATAAAATAGGAGTCGCCCACGATTTGGTTCCATTCCCGTTCCGAGTAGATTACCGGAGAGGCGAATAAACCCATCGTGAGCGCCCAGGAAAGCGCGTTAGACTTGTTAAAGTGCTCCAGTTGCAGAAGGGCCGCCTTGTTCATTAGCCAGAGTCCTTCGGTCACCCGCAACGGAAAGATCGGTACCCTGTTCTGGCTGGCCAGTCCGTGCAGCCCTTCATCCACCAGCCGCGGTTCTTTATCCTTCAGTTGCTGATAGACCTGGTAATTGTGGCGGTCGTAGTAGATCCAGCGGGTTTCGCGAGTCCAGTCGCTTTCCGTCACCTGCGACTTGCGCAGCGACGACGTCCGGATCACCGCCCAGTCTAGCCCTCCGCGGTCGTCGTAGCTCCAGTTAATAAGTTCCTCGGGAGAGTAATCCACCAGATAGCCCCGCGAGCGCCCCGCGGCGTCCTCTTCCGCGCGGTTGCTGATTGAAACCGATGATCGCGGAAAGTCCACTACGATGTAACTTCGTCCCTGCACCAGCGTTTGCACAATCCGCTGGCGGAAGAACTCGGCTAAAGAGGTGCCTTTCAGGTCGCAATCCTCCGCAAAAAGGTTGTAGAAGCTCTTCGCCGCGTCGTCGTTGCCGTCGAACACCAAACCCGCCTCGCGCCGCATCAGCGTCGCAGCGTACCAGTCGATAATCGAACCGATATAGTTCTCGTAGAACACTCGGCTCAACCGCTCCGCATAGATATCGTTGGGCTCCTTGTGCCGCCGGATCAGATACTCGAAGGCGTTCTCCCGCATCGGCTCACCGCCGGCATAAAGATCCCGGTACTTCTTCCACATCGCCTTCTTGGCAGCATACTCGGGATGCTCTCGATCGATGTTCACCATCTGGTCCTCAAATCAGCCGCTCCTGGTGTTCGCCGATCGCCGGCTGTGGCCTGCATTCCTGCCACAGCAGGTACCCCAGCGCGTCCGAAAGATGGGTCCTACGGCGATCCTTTTCCTTGTCGATTGCGTTGCTGTCCGCTTTGTACGACACCTGTTCGAAATCCTTAATCAACTCCTTGCACCTGGAATCCACCAGTAGCCGGATCTCGCCGCTCGCCGTTCGCATTTTGGCGTTGGTCAGCATGATCCGCTCCCGCACGCTCGGGTTGGCTTTGGGCACCTTATAAGTTACCGGTGCGCCGTAGCTCACCCGGAAATACTCCCGCACGATCTGGTAATCCGAGGCGCCCGTAGAGTGCTGGCTGTTCCCCGATGCATCGCCATAGATCACAACGCCGCTTCTGTGGCTCGGAAACCGTTTCTCAAACTCCTCGCAAGCTTCATGGGTGCTGGCGTGCCGCAGAGCGATTTCGTCCAGAACGAATACCGTCCGGCCTTCTATTTGCGCCACTACCGAAGACATCGGGTCCACGTTGAAATCCAGCGCCCACATCAGCGGGCAGTTCGGGTTTACCCGCAAGCTCTTCACATGATCCGGACGGTCGAAGGCGCAATATACAAGTCCGCCTTGCTGGCTCAGATACTGCCCCAGCGCTTCCTGTTGATAGAAAGTCTCGTCGTAGCTGTTCTTCAGGCGTTCGTAGAAGTCCGGAACCTTCTCGAGCAGGTACCGGTTCTCGTGCGGCTTGGCCACAATCGCGCTGTATCCCGCGACTGGATCCGCAATGAACTTCTGATAGACCCAGTCGTATCCCTTCGGCGTCCACACAGCGAAGCCGCGCAGTATCTTGGCTTGTGGGTCCCGGAGCCGTCCTTCGAGCCGTAACCAGGCGCCCTCTGGGGAATAAGTCAACTCATCCAGCCCAAACCAGGCTAGGTTAGTCCCGCGCAGGCGCTCGAAATCGTCCACCGGCCGGAAGATGATGCGCGATCCCGTGTCTTTCATCGTCAGCATGTTCTCGGCCTTGTTGTATTCGTACGGAAGATCTTGACTGTCCAGAATTGCAAACAATGTCGTCTGCGTGGCATCCCGTAACATCGGATAAGTCGGCGCGCCGATCAGGCCCAACCTGCCTTCGTTGTAATAGGTGAGCCTGATGGCTTCTTGGCAAAGCGCCTGGCTCTTGCCGGAAGCGATCGGCCCGGAAAAGCCCTTGAACCGCGACTGGCACTCGTGAAAGGCCCGTTGTGAAGGAAGCGCACCATATTCTAAGCCTAGTTCAATGATTCCGCGGTCGCTGCCGGTTCTGTCCATCGCACCCTGATTTCGCACGGTTCGTCTGCAACCAGTTCCTTCTCGATTTGCAGGAGCCGCACCAGGTCCGCCAATGTCGGCTTCATTGGCTCCGTTCCCAGCTTCTCCTCGATGCTCTCAATCGCTTTTTTGATGATCCGCGCTCTGCGCTTCCGTTGTGCTCTCATCCGCAAACTCTATTCCCGATTTGAGACTAACATCCAAACCTTCGCGGCCGGACCGCGACTTTGCCTAAGTGACAGATTTTGAACGTGCAGACTATATTTCTCGACGTGTGACCCGTTTACCGGCCAATATCAGGTTCGGGATCCCGGACGGTAGAAGGTGAGGCTTCTCTTCCAGATGGATCTGTGATTCAGTGGGGGGCGAGGCTACGGGCCTCGTCCGCCGGAAAAGGAAAGGACCAGACCGGCACGGTGGCCGCCGTGACCACATTAAATGGATGACGACCGCGAAATGTTCCTGCCCGCGCCCCCTGCCCGCTACCGCGACAACGACCGGCCCACGGTAGAGCCCCACGGTAGAGCCTTGCAATCGGCGCTGCGCTGTGATATTGCTTTCCTCGGAGGCATATCTATGACCGATATGGCAAGCCGA